ATCGCCCGGTTTTGATATGGTTCCCAGTTCGATCGGATCGATTTCAAATTCTGCTGCAATTTCTTTCTTCAGCTTAATATTTGCAGCGCGCGTTCTCAAAACAGTCTCGTAGTCTGCTCCGCGAGCCTGCACGATAGCATCCTCTGTAATCAGACCAGCCCGCAGATCGTTAAGATCAGCAGCGCGCACTCGGCCCTCATCGACTGTAAAGTGAGGCGGCTTTGTAAATGATATTTTATACCAGTCATCTGGTAAATCATAAGTTCCCATCTTAGCGCGCTTTGCGATCACATAAAGCGCTGCACGATGCCATGCCGTGTAAATGTCCTCACAGCGAGCTTGTATTGATTTGTTGACATCAGACACAACAGCGCGAACGCCGGCGCCTCCAATGGCTGAAGAATCAAGCATTTCGCGTCTCCAGCCCAATGCGTAAAACGCAGATGACTCAATCATCTTTGTAAAGTTAAGCCACTGATCGGATGGACGCGCAGAAGTATGCGCCTGCAAGCTGCCACCGTTTTTAATGTAGCGAATAAGCCCGGAATCAAAAAGTTGAGTCTGCAATCTTCCATCGCCTCCAGGATTAGGATTCACAACGAAGTTGCCAGAGTCGACTGTACCAGTCTCATTGGATTCAATAAGCGAAAGCGCGCTGTTCACCTTCTGGCTAATCTTCTCGCTGTCTCGCGTTTCGCTCAGGTCGTACCAATCAAGAATGCCAGCAGCAACTGTGGGCTGGCCGCGAGTTTGGCTGAACCATTCAATGTTTGCCACATGAATGACGCCATTTGCTGGCACATCCTGATAGCCTCGCTCTTTTGATTCGTCTTTGATCCGAAACGCAACTGGCTGCATCAGCGGATCAACGATCACACCTGCGTAAATGCGGCGCCCGCTGTAAGGGCCGTCTGTAATTAAATTGTCTTGATTAAGCTTTTCGTCGCAGTTGCCAATTCTATGCGATTCGATGAATTGTAATTTTGGAAAGCCTGTCTGCTTATCCTCTGTCAGAAGAATTAAAAAGTCACCATCGACATCAATCGTTTTTGATGCGAGCCATACATTTTTGCGAAATGAAAAACCTCGCCCGCGAGTATCAAGCATGCGGTCGATTTTCTGGAAGTCTTCCTCGACGGCTTTGGCAAATTCTTTATCTGCTGAATGACTCTTTAAGCGCCATGAGTTTCCGAAAACATAATTCGCTTTCTGGTTTACCGCTCCAGATACAGTCGAGAATGCTTGATAGATGTAACGAGAATCGCCCAGCAGCATCTTGTGCCGGTTCTCTTTCATAATCTCTGCAATATCGCGAGCAAGTTTACCACGACCGAATCTGCGCTGATCGTCAGCGCCTCCTGGGTAAAACTCGTTAGTGCCGCCGCGACTCCAGAAAGAGCGCCAGCCATCCTTTACTTTCTTCGGAAATAAATTGATCGAACTGACTGCCATTTAATATCTGCTCCCAGGATTGTGTGCGAACCGCGCCTTCGCAACATTAGTGACTTGGTTATTACTGTCTAGAACAAAGCTCTGAAGCTCGTCCTCGGTCATTTGACCGCCGCTGGCGCCTCCGGTCATCAGTTGCTTATAGCATAGACGCAATGTTGACATGAAATCAGTGACGCTCCAGTTGTCTGGCAATTCGTATTGAAACGTCTTACCCGCAACAGTGGCCTGCACCATTCTGGCGCCGCCCTCGCTGACTGTTTCAAATTGTGCAACGACAAGCGATTCCACAAGCTCAATGGTCTTGGAAATATCCTTGCCGGCTTTTAGCCAAATTACAAAAAGAAGATCGCGCATCTAGTAAGTTTTACAATGCACACGATATGCTTTTATGTCAATATTAGCTTTTATCAGTATTATCTTGATTAGTAACACCGACTAGCCCTGCCATCGACGCGCAAACGACTTGCATAAATTCACAGTCAGCCAAGTGATCGTCATGTGGCGATCGATTGATCCAATCATAAAACTCACTGCCGTCTGTTTTGCGCTGACGCACAATCCGCGCCCAGGCATTGATCTGCTTTTCGTAAACCGGGCCTGCATCGTCCTCGTATGTCCACGCAGGTTCTGGATCTCGTATTGATCGAATCAGCGCGAGCGCATTTTTCGCTTCCAGTTTAGAGAACCAGAATTGCCCTACAAATAGCTGATTGCCTGCGCCAGTGCCTTCCCATGCGTCAACGTACTGGATCGGCGAATACATTCGATACAGTCCATCCTTGTGCCTGAATTGCTTCTTTTCGTCGCCGCGCAGCATCATCCATCCATTCTCGGCGCAAATGCGCCTCACTTGAGCAGTGTTGTAATTGCCATCCAGAAACACCCGGCAGCCGACTTCTCGATCCAGACCGCCCTGTGGGATGTTCCACTTGTCGCAGGCATCTTTAATCTCTCCAGTCGATAGCGCTTTGCCCCAGTCAATGCCTCGCGTCTGTAGCTTGCCGTCAATCATCGCCCATGCGCGTATGCGCCAGTAGTAATGATCCTGCTGAACGTCAACTGTGCAGAACAGGAACTTGGCGTCTGGCCATGAGTCGCCGCGCTTATAGCCTCCGCATGCTTCCGGTACTTTGTCAGTGCTGACGTACTTCTTCTCATCCCACGGCTCTGCAAGACGTTTACGAATAAAGTTCTCGATCCCAGTCAAGCTGCCGCGCTGGCGCTCTGCGCTCGCATCTTTCCAAAGCATGACAAGATCGGGCCATGGGAAATGCGCAATCGCGTTGTAATTGTAAAAATCAATCTTAGGATCGCCGTCCTTGTTTTGCTGAACATAGCGACCATCAATGTTTCGCTTTGCGACTCGACCCGCGCTCCATGGCATCTTGCCATAACACTTTTGACACTCGTAATAAATCGAATCAGTCAGTCGCTCTTTGTTAATTGTGCCATCATCGTTGCAAATTGATTCGTCATCGCCCCAGCGCATACCACCGCGAGGAATCTGACCATCTTTTGTTGGCAGGCTCCAGACGTATGGGATCTCCTCGCCGCAGCAGTCGCACTTGATGTGCCAGACCTTCTGCGTCGACTTCTTCCAAAGCACATCAAGCTCACTGCCTTCGGTCTGCCCAGATGACGGAAGAAACATTGACCAGCTCCAAGGATACGAAGCTTGGCGGTCATGCACCTGCTCAATCCAGCCCTCGCCTTCCTCGTATGCCCAAGACTCGTCCATCGAGATGAACTTTAGCGTTTTCGAGTTACGATTGGCCAGAATCCGAGCTGACAGAAGACGGATAAAGCCATATGGCATGCCGGTGTAAAATTTGCCGCGACGATAGCCCTGCTCTGGATCAGCCGGGTTATCGCTGTGGTATTATCGATCAGCGGCGTAAATTTATCATCAGAGAACTCTGCGATCGCTTCCTTGGTCAAATCGTAGTGCGCTGCGCGGCATGGCGATGTCTGCGCTTTGTACAGATGCAAAAGCTGCGCGGTCAACGTCTTGATGTGCTGCACCGATCCGATCAGACCGACTGTGCCGCCGCGAATCTTCGCTGCTGCGCGCATCGGCTCAACCATCAGCGGATGATTGTTGCGATCGAATTGACCGTAATCCAGCGTGACGTTTCGCTCGCACCATGCGACTGGATCTTGAATCTCTAACTCAAGTAGATTCACAACTTGGCGCCCTTTAAGTAATCGTCGGCAGAATCCTGCCAGGTGTCGCACATCCAGTCTGGCACATTGATCTCGCCCGGAGTTTTGCGAACCTTGCTGAACCCGGCGAACAATCTGCCGCCCAGAATGATGGGCTTTAAGAAATTGTAAACCTGCTCTGGCGTGTCCATCGCGCTGACTTTCTCGCTCACCTGCTCGAGTATGCCTTCAATGCATGCATTGCCTGCATACGTTGATGCGCGAATGATCCGACACACCTCATCGCGCGAAAGCATCTCGCCTCGATCCAGCCCAAGCTTTTTCGCATGCGCTTCAGCTTCGCGGATCTGCTTGTCGATCTTCAAATACGCATTGAGCGCGACCTTCTCGCGCTCCTCGTCCATCGCATCTTTTGCGGTCTGAAGCTCGGTGAAGTATTCGTCGCGCAACTCCTCAGCCGTTTTGGCTTTTGACTTGTCTCGCTTTTTGAGCGGTGCAGGGCTGTTGTCCTTTCTCCACTCAGCCACAAGGATCTTTGATTTAGTCGGCAGCTTGGCGCGACTTGAAAGCCACTCCATTGCAGCTTCATGGTTGTCATCCGGAAAACCCTCAGACAGCCAGTTGCGCATCGTGGGCACACTGCACCCATAAATCTTTGCGCGACTTCCTAATGTTTTGCGATCTGGCATTTAGAAAAACTTATATAGCAAATTGTAAAATTCAAAATTCGATTTTTTTACACGAAGTCGCTACACC